GCAAGGGCCGCTGCCAGTGTCGCAGGCGGGGCAGGCGATAGCGCAGATGCAACAGCAGTTGCAACAGGCGCAGGAGACGCTAAAGAAGGCCGATATCGCGGGGCAGCAGCTCGCCGCCATGAAGCAGAAAGAAGTGCTGAACGAGCAGCAGCTTGAACCGCAGCGCCAGCAGGCAGAGCAGATGAAACTTGCCGCGGCGATCGAGGAAGCCAAGGCCAAGACCATGACCGCGCAGGCGGACTTGCTGCGGGCGCAGGCCGAGGCGATCGCCGTGCCGCACAATGCGCGCAAAGCGGCACAGGAGGCCGAGACAGCGCACATGACGGCGCAGGCAACGCTGCTCCAGCAGCAGCAGCAAATCGAGATCGATGCAGCGAATGCCGCCGCCGAAGGCTTGAACGGCGAAAAGGGCGAAGCATTCGAGGCGTGGAAAGCCGCGCTTGAAGCGCACACGAGAATCCGCGTTGCCGAGATCATGGCTGGATCGAAACTCGCGGTTGCGGACAAGGGTGCGAAGGCGAAACCGAATGGCGCCAAGCCCGCAGCGCCGTGATGAAATTGAATCTTGAATTTCACCCTGGAGGATAACTCTGATGCCAGCTATCACACTAACCGCAAGCGTCCCGCAATCCGCGCTCGTTGTACACGCGGTAGGCGTGGCAATGGGTCTGCCTGGAGGCAGAGACGCGACCATTGCCGAAGTGCAGCAGTTTTTGCGCGACTACTTGCAATCCGTGGTGTGGCAAGTGCAGCGCAACGAAGCTAACGCTGCGCTAGTTCAGGCGCCGTTGGGTTTGACGTAGGAAAAATCATGGAAAATACGGCGGATTTGACAAATTCAGCGCCTGCGGGTACAAACACATCTGATGCCACATCTACAAGCGGCGTCCTACCGGCCCCCGGCGCCGAAGACCAAGCCGGCGTACCCGCCACGACGGAAGACCTCGCGCAAAACGCAGCAGAGACTACCGAGCAGCAGGAAGCTCGGAAGCAGTCCGCATTCCAGCGTAGGCTAGACCGGCAACGCACCGCCCGCGTCGCAGCCGAAACCGAAGTCAGGCTACTCCGAGAGCAAAACCAGCGGCTCGAAGCGCAGTCTCGGCCGGCGCAGGAAACAGGCGAGCCAAAGCGCGAGCAATTCGAGGATTACGAGAGCTACTTGCGCGCCGTCACGCGGTACGACGCGGCGCAGGTGGCGAGTCAAAGCCTCCAGAGCGACCGCCAGGCACGCCAGCAAGCCGAACAGCAGGGCCGCGAGGTAGCGAGCACGCAAAAGCTCGCCGCCGACTGGCAGGCGCGGGAAACCGCGTTTCAGGCGCAGCAGAAGGATTACGCAGCGGTCGTCTCAGCGTACGTTGAGGAAGGGCTACCCGACCTCTCCGGCGCCGCGCGAAGGGCGATCGTTGAATCCGAAGTGGGGCCTGCGCTCCTGCACCATCTTGCGAAAAACCCTGACGTGGCCGAGCGGATTACGGACCTCTCTCCGCTGCGGCAAGTGGCCGAACTCGGGAAACTGGAAACCAGCTTAGCGAGCCCGGCCGGAAAGAAAGGCACGAACGCGCCGGCGCCGCCTTCGCCGTTAAACGGCGGGCGCAGCATCTCCCGAGAACTCTCCGGGGATATGAGCCAGAAAGAGTACGAGGCGCTACGCGCGAAGCAAGGCGCGCGATGGGCGCGAAGATGAAACAAGCGGTGCGGGGCATCGCAGGGATGCGACCTCCGCACTAAAACGCTGTAAGGCTACCGCCGCGAGGCGTCGCTGGAAGGAATCGCAAGATGTCCAACGTTTTAGTCACGTCAAGTCTGGTGGCGAAGGAAGCGCTCGCCGTCCTCAAAAACATGCTCACATTCTCGGCCGCGGTCAACCGCGACTATGAGGACGAGTACGCGAGCAACATGAGCCGGGGCTATGCGCCAGGCGCCACGATCAACATCAAGCGTCCGCCGCGCTACACCTACCGCGCGGGCAGAGTCGCGGCGCCCCAGACCACGGTGGAAACGACGATTCCGCTGACGGTCAGTCAAGGCGGTTGCGATATTTTCTTCAACTCGTTCGAGCGCACGCTGTCGCTTACGCAGTTTGAAAAGAAGGTACGCGCCGCGATGGCGCCGGTTGCGAACGAGATCGATCGCCAAGGCTTGCAGCTCGCCCACTTTGCCACGTACAACACGCTGAATCCGACCGGCGCGCTGCCGACGACGCAGGCGCTTGCGATCAACGCGCTGACGAGCATCAATCAGAGGTTGGACGAAATGGCGGCGCCCGTCAAGGATGGCAACCGCTACGTGGTAATGAACCCGGCGCTCAATGGCGCCATGATCCAGGGCTTCGCCGGCCTGTTCAACATGCAGGAGAGGATTAGCGGCCAATACCGCACCGGCTACATGCAGGACTCGTTCGGCATCCATCCGAACATGGATCAGAACGTGGACGTGCATACGAACGGCGCGGGCACGGCATCCAACATCAACGGCGCGAATCAAGTCGGATCGACGATTACGGTGGCCGCAACCGGCGCGGGCACGATCACGCGCGGCACCACGATTACGCTGCCTGGCGTTTTCGCGGTCAATCCGCAATCGCGCACTTCAACGGGCGCGCTCGCCAATTTCGTGATTACCGCCGACGTGGCGCAGGGCGCGGTATCGCTGCCGATTTCACCGGCAATCGTGACCTCTGGGCCGTTCCAAAATGTCACGGCTTCGCCGACTACCGCGCAGCCGTTCGTCATTCTCGGCGCCGCAAGCACGGCGTACAGCACGAACATCGGGTTCCATCAGGATGCGTTCACGCTGGCGATGGTGCCTTTATATGAACCACCGGCAACTGGCGTGATGTCCGTGAAGCAGGTTTCCGATGAAGGATTCCGACTTCGCGTGCTGGAGTACTTCGATGGCGCGCAGGATATCGCCAACATGCGGATAGATATTCTTTTTGGATGGGCGGCAACTTATCCCGAGTTATCGGTACGCTACTTCACAATCCCTTAAAGCGTGTTCCCTTCGTGGTATTTGCGCTTTTTTTCGAGATAGACAGCATGAGCTTCTTCTGGCGTGTCGTAAGTTCCAAGCCATACGCGCTTGCCGTCGATCTTAATTTGTGCGCCAAAGCGTGCGCGATTCGGAGTCACGCCAATGAATTTCAGCCGGTTAGCTTTTGTCGGTCCCTGTCTGTTTTGCTGATTTACTTGATGTGGAACATCGCGCAAATTGGAAAAGCGATTGTCTGCCATGTTTCCGTTGCGATGGTCAACATCATGTTTCGGCCATTCTCCAGTCACGTACAACCACGCGAGCCGATGCGCTTTGTAGGGGTGATTGTTGATGTTCACAAGGACTCTGCCGTCATTAGCCACGTATCCGGAAACGCTTCCAGCGCACACACCTCCTGCGGTGCGCAGGCGTGTAAAAACTCCGGTATCCGGATTGTAGTGCAGCAACTCGCGCAGGCGTTCGGCAGTAAGATTGCGGTCAATCATGATGCATACCTCTCTAACAGGTTGCAGAGTGATAGGGGTCGCATGACGTTTGAAGCGTCTGCGGCCCCGCTTGTGGCATAGTCACTGTATCAGAAAAGGAACAAGAAATGACAATCAAGCTCTTGAAGGAGTACGACGGCTACGCAGCGGGCACGATACTCACGCTGCCCCCGGCGAAAGAGGAAGAACTAGTCGGAAAGCAAATCGCCTCCGTCGCGCCGCCGCAGCCTCCGGGTATGCCGCCGCCCGAGCGCAAGGCCGTTCCGCTGCCGCCGCCAAAGCCGCTCACTGTCCCCGAATCCCTCGGCGCACTACGCGCGCATGTTGTCTCACTACGCAACCAGCTCGCGCTCGGCTCCAAGAGCGATCTCGACGCAATCGGCGCGCATCTGACGCAAGTCGTCGCGTGGATTGACGCGGTGATCGATGACAAGCATCACAATCCGGGGTCACTCGCTACGATCGCGGTTGATCCTGTCGCGGCGCACGCGGCCGAGGTGAAGGCGGAAAAGGATCGAGTCGCAGCGGAAAAAGCCGAGAACCACACGTAATCGCCAACGAAAAGGAAAAGGAATCACATCATGGTGCTTTTGAATCGCGCGTATGGCGGCTATGCCTCGGGGACAATTGTTGAATTGCCGGCAGACACGGAAGCCGCGCTGATCGCCCAAGGACTCGCGGTGACGAACGCGGGGCCGGCTACTGGCGGCGCTGTGGCCTCTACTTACAACGCGGGCAGCGTGACAGTGCCCATTGGCGCCGCGTCCGTTGTCGTCACGACAGACAAATGCACGCCGAGCAGTCGCGTGCTCGCCTACGTGGGGCAAGCGGCGGCAGATGGAACCGCTCTAAGGGTGGAGCGAATCGTTACGGCTGCGGGTTCGTTCACGATCTTCTGCACGGCCAACGCGACCGCGGCGACCGTTGTGGACTGGTGCCTATTTCCGAATCAAGGCGGCGTTTGAGTACAGCTTAGGGGCTTCACGCCCCGATTAGCGGAGCAAACATGCAAAACGAAAATATTGCTCCGCTAGATAGTTCCGCCTGGATGCAAGCGTCGTTTGGCTGCAACGTAAGCCGCATGCGCCTCTTCTGGCGTACTGAAAGAACCGACCCATACGCTTTTCCCGTCGGTATGAACCCGCGCAACCCAAACATTGGATGGTTTCCTAAGATATATTCCGAGGAATCCGTGAGAACTATTGCGCTGCGCGATTTTTTTATTTTGCATATTCACGGATTGCGTCACGTCGCGGATATTGTCCCAACGATTATTTGCACGATTCGTGTCTCTGTGATCCGTGACATGTTTTGGAAATGCGCCTGTGACATACAGAAAAGCAAGTCTGTGTGCTTGGAAAATTTCCCCGTCGATGCGAATCTGGGTGTAGCCAGTAACGGGATTTTTATATCCTGCTATGTCGCCAGGAGAAACAAAACCTCCGGCGGATGGGCGCTTCACTTTCCACGCGAACAATCCGCTCTGCGCGTCGTAGCGCAGCAGTTCTTTCAATCGTGCTTGGGTAAGATTAGAATCTTTCTTGCTCATGGCGTCGTTCTCCTAAACGATTTCGTGGGAAGTGACGGCTCGCGGGTGACACCGCGCGCCGTTGCGCAATTTTAACATGCCAGCATCAACGGCACTGGAGATCATCAGCGACGCCTTGGGCCTTACAAGCTCCTTGGGCACTGACCAAATCCTAACTTTTGACGAGACGTCAGACTGCCTCCGCAAGTTCAACCAGTTACTCGATAGCTGGAGCGCGCAAAATCTCGCGGTCTACGGCACCGCGAATCAGACCTTTCAAACGATAGCGACGCAAGCCGTCTATCCTATCGGCCCTGGTTCCACATGGAACACTGACCGCCCGCAACGCATCTGGGAGCCTGCCTACACCGTAATCAACGGCGCCACGTTCATCTGCCTGCCGTGGTCGCAGGCCGAATATAATCTGGTCGGCGTGAAGGATCAGCCCGGCCAGTTCCCGCTGCGGTACTTGTTCATCAACTCGTTTCCGGCTGCGTCCGTCACGCTGTGGCCGGTGCCAAATGCGATAGTCCCGATCACGTTCTCGATTGACCGGCTGCTGACGCAAGTAGCGGCTGTCGGAACTACGATTTCATTCCCCCCTGGATATAGTGAGGCGTTTGTTTATAACCTCGCGCTACGGTTAGCGCCCGCCTTCGGCAAAAAGTTGAGCAACTTCCCTGAGGTAGTGGAGACAGCGAAAGAATCTCTCGGCATCGTCAAGCGATCAAATCGCAAGCCTCGCGTGCTGCAACTGGATGCGGCGATCGTCGGACTTGGCGGCAGACGCGGTTGGCTCGGCCCAAACGGATGGGGCGGATAGAATGCCGCGCATCGCGTTGATGGGCTTAGGCCAGCTTGCGCGATCGAATTTCGTGACAGCTAATTCGCTTGTCAACATGGCGGTGGAACAGCGCCCAGCGGGAGAAAAGAGCCAATCGGTACTGTTCAGTACACCCGGCCTGCGCCTATTCGCAGACTTCGGCCCTACGCCAGTTCGCGGCGGCATCGCATTCGAAGAATTGGACGTGTGCTTTGTCGTTCATCTCGGCAACCTGTTCGAGATAAACAATATCGGCGTCACCACGCTGCGCGGCACGCTGCTGACAACGCAAGGCCGCGTGGGCATGTCGCACAATACGGTGCAAGTGATGATCGTCGATGGGCAGTTCGGCTACATCTACAACACCGTGACGCACGTATTCGCCAAGATCACGGACGCGGATTTTCCTGCGAATCCGGCAACTGTCACCTATATGGGGCGCCGTTTCGTAGTCAGCATTCAGGATTCCAGCCGCTTTCAGGCGAGTGATATCGACGACGGCCTTTCGTGGG